TCCCCAAGTCCAGGGAGTCAGCAATGAAAGATTCAGGAATTTTCAGAAGCCCGAGAAGTTTGCAGTCCTCTCTGAACCGTGTCACCGACGGTTTCATTGCTCTTTCTTCTCCCGTTCCTTTAGAGCTTTCTCCATTGTCTCCCACTGTTTTGCCACCCTTTCATAGTCTCTCTTTGTCGGCATCTTCCCCGTTGTGTAGTCTACCTCCAGAGCTTTACCGTCCAGAGTTACCTTTGGTTCTCTTTGCTTTCTCATTATCTTTTCCTATGCCCGTATTTCCACCCCAGGAGTTTTGCTACCCTTTTCCACACTTCGTCATGGTGAATGAGATTAGCTTTTTCTTTACTCAGTTCACCTGAGCTGACTTTCGGCCAAAACATATCCCTCTGTATTTGATCTTCATGCTGGTAGACTGCAAAGAAAGCCTGGGGGGAAGTTCCCCAATCCTTCCCGGTTCGTCTGATATAATAAGTAACATTCCCGTATCTGCTATGCGGAGCGATTGCCCTCATTTCTTTCAGGTTAGTGTCTATGGTCAGTCTCAAGTCCTGGGGAGAAAAACTTCCAGAGGACGGGTGATTGTGGGTAAAGACTCGCATCTTCTTCAGTTTTTCCACTTCACTTACCCTGAAGTCAATCTGACTTTGCTCCCCCCGCTTGTGAAACACTTCGTCATTGATAGCGTAGCAAGCCTCCCAGTTATTCCCTGTCTCATTGAGAATATCTGTTTCATATTCTCCAATAGCTTTTTTCTTCTGCAACTCATAATCTTCTTTGTAGCTTACGGACTCTACATAGTGGCATCGGCAATTCGGGTGTAGGGGAATCCCCACCCCACCCACAAGCCCCTTCTCCGTCACTTTGAACTCTGATCCATTGAGAGCAAGGCAAGCCGCACAAGTTCTATTGTCTACAATAGCTTCCCACTTAGCGGTGACTAACAGTCCCAGGGCGGCGGCATCCCGCATCCTTGCTTCGGCGGCCATTCCGTAAGCTCTCATAGCTTCCGTTCTGTAAATGGTTTCTCCCCGGTAGCGGGTATTCCGAAAGATACTGGGATCGGTGAGGTTCCTTCCGATCCTGTCTATCACTTGCCGGGGTCTCGCCCCCATGAGTATCCCCCTGGCAATTTCGGAATTGATAGCCTTCCGCTTTTCGTCGGTGAGTCCCACTATCAGGTCAGCCGAGAAGTCGGTGATCACCTTGACCAGGGACGGTGCAATAGAGGGAAACCCTACAAACCGTCCCGTCGCAGTTATAGCATCCGGCAAAGCGTCCGTTCCGAAAGTAAAGTTTTTGACGACGGTGTTTTGCAGGTCGGCAGTTGCTTCCCTTTCCAGTCTGTCCATTGCATTGTCAACCGCAGTCCTCATTGTCCCCAGGTATGCGGCTTCAAACTGCGGGACTTCTGATATTCTCGCAATTATATCCCGACGGGTTTCGTTCAAAAGATTCCGGTATCTTTTTATCTGACCGTCGGTGAAGTCATTGCGGAGTTTCAGAATGTTTTGCATCCGCATTTTCCAGGCATATTGCTTACTTAGACTTACGGGCATTTTTATAATCCCTGGTCATGTAGGACTCCATTGACAAGCCCTTCTTTTCCCACTCTTTCTTTTCGTCAGTCGGAGACTGACCCTTCTTCACCCCTTCCACTTCGTAGCCCAGGCGGGTCAAGGCCATTTTGAAAATTCCCTCCGCTTCCGGTTGCGTCAACCACCCGTTCTCAGTCGCCAGGGTGAGGGAGTTAGTCACGGTTTTCAAAACATCTGAATAGACTCCCAGGTCTCTGACAGTTATGTCCGGCATTACGACTTCAAAAGACCGGTTCCCTTTCCCTCCCCGCTTGTAGTCTTTCAACCCGGAAGGGTTATACTTCACTTTCTGGTCAATAGCAAAGTTGATCATTTTCCGAAACATCCTGCGGATAAAAGCCTGGAACCTGGTCAGCCCTTTCAGGGTGGGAATTGAGGACTCAATCGTTCCCGCCTTTGATCCCTTGGCCTGGGTGAACCAATGGAAGGGTATCCCCGCACCTCCCAGGATTAGAGACAGAAGGTGATTAAGTTGCTCTATTTGCTCTCCCGCTTGTATTTTAGGAGTAACCGCATCCCACTTTTCTCTCTGGTTGTGGACGTGAAAAGAACCGGGTTTCGGAGGCTTCTTTTCCAGTTCGTCTCTCCGCTTGTCGCAGATCAGTTGCGTTGCACCGTCCAGGGTGACACTCCAAATAAAACACCTGGCCGCATAGCTCCGGTCAATTAGGTTATTCACTTCGTCGTCATAGTCACCTATGTAATTGAAAAGAGTTAGAAGGTCGGAGTATCCCCGGTTCAGAGTGGACAGCTTGTGAATCTGAAAGAGAAAGCAATCCCCCTCATATTGATATTGCGTTCCGTCCCGGACAAGCCGGATCGGAACCAGGGATTTCTCTATATTCTTTATTTTCACCCCGACAATCTTACTGGCATTTTCCTTATCGTTTTCGATCTTCTCTATATTCGCATTGTCAATGAAGCCCAGTTTTACATCTCCGTTTTTATCATTGACAAAGGCTTTCAAAAGAAGTTCGCCCATGACCAGCAATTCAATTACCCGGCCAAACTGTGTTTCTCCGAAGTCGTTGTCAGGATCATCCCAGAAGGTATCAATTATCTCCTGAATCTTTTCGTCTTTTGCCACAACCTTGATACCCTTCCCTAAAACATGGTCAACCTTTGTCTCAATGATTCTTTTCGCTAAGAGGTTTTCCCGGAAAAGATAGTCTGCAATTGTCAGGTGTCTTTCGTATTGAAACGGGGGAACGTCCCTTTTCGTAGACACCAGGGATCGCCACCCTGCGTCCTTCTGAAAGGCGGCGGGAAAAAGACTTGTCTCCCTCAGCTTTTTGACTTCCGCTCTTAGCTTCTGAATTTGCGTCTTTTTCGGTTTTTCCATTTTCTTTTTTTTCTTCACCGCCATAGCCTTCCCCTTTCTCTTTCCCGAAAGTAGTTACTTTCTTCAGTAGCCGCCGCTTCTTCTCTCTGGGAGGCAGAAGCAAGCTCTCCGGTTGACATCCCCATAAAACCGTAAAGCACACAGTCCATTAGGTGATCATATTTCGCAATCGGCATTTCACTCTTTGTCTCGCCCTCCGGGGGACGGTGGTAAACTTCAATTTCGTCAGTCAAGTTAGGGAGGTCTTGCAGGACAAGTATCTTCCCGCTTGCGAATCCCCCGGCGCACCTCTGGAGTCCCAGGGACTTCCGGGACTCTCCCGCTATTGCGTTCAGGTCTGCAAGGCACATATCAGCTATGTAGTCAGGTTCCGACGGATCGCAGTAGAAAGTCTCAATGCCCCACTTTGTTTTCAGTAGCTTCCCTTGTGCGATTATATCCCCGATCAACTTCTGGGTCTGATACCATTCGTCAGCAAGGAAGTAGTGTAGCTCCCCGCTATTATCAGGAAGGTAGGACTCTATCAATACCAGCATAGCGGCGGGGTTTGTATAACCAAAGTCCACTCCCGCCGCCACTCTCTGCCAGAACTTTTTGGGTGGTAATCTTTTAACCGCTCTCCAGGAAGGATATACTAAGCCCTGCATCTTTCGGAACTGTCCCAGGTATCGCATTGCGAAGGCTTCCGGTGAGAGCTTTTGTCTTTTCTTTGCCATTTCTTTCCGGGGGAAGGTGGGGTTTGCGTCGGAGGGAAATTGAACTACCTGATATTCCGGGTCGCTCTGCAACCAGGAATTATAAAAGTCGTGGTATAACCAGTTGCAAGCATACGGGGTTGTCGTCAATAGAATTTTTCCACCGGTCTTTGAAACTCTATCCTGCATATTCAACCAGGCTGAAAGAGTCATCATCCCCGCTTCGTCGGCCCAGACGGACTTTGCCGGTATCCCAACTATGTCCTGGGGTCTCTCGACACTCCGACAGAAAACATTCGCTCCGTTGTGGCATTTCAATACAGAGTCCATTTTCTTCCACTCACCCCACCCAAAATACCGATTGAAAGCAAGGAAGTCTTTCAGGGTTGACTGGTTCCCGATCTTATAGGTCGGGAATAAAACTAAATGATCAGCCTCACCCCCCTGGGTGATCTCCCTTCCGATCCAGTAGCAACCGAAAATTGTCTTTCCCGCCTGGACACCGGAGATCAACCCGAGATACCGGGTCGGTGATACCCAGGCGGTAGACTGGAACTCATGTAGGGTGATCCCCTTCTCCAGGTCTGAGGACTTAACCATCCTTCTCTCTCTTTCAACTACCGGCGCAAAAGGACATCCCTGTCTCCCTTGCCGCTCTTAGACTCCGGTGACTCCCCTGGTCAACCCTACCTGGACTTTGTTTCTCAGGTGAGAGGGTATCAGGAAAAGGTCGAACTCCCGGAAGGGTATCAGGTGGAGGTCGCCCCCGGTTCGCTCATAGAGCATTGCCCCCGGAAGTATCCATATCTTCCGCACCTCTTTGAAATTTCTGAAGTCAAATACTTTCTCCAGGACAGTTCCTTTTTTTTCTACTTTTCTTTTTCTACTTTTTCCCGTAGTCATTTTTCTCTCTCACCTCCCTTTTCTTTTTTTTTCTTGACAGAATTGAAATGTCAGGATAAACTTCCCCTTACTATTCCGGTTCAACTTATTCTACCTCTAAGTTTAGGAGTCTTTATCGTGAGAGTTTTACATAAGTTTTTACCTAAGAGAGGTTTTAGAATTATTTCTACAACCACACTACCCCCTTTGCGCTTCCCGATCCCGTTTCAAAACCCGGAATTCCCCGGATTTCCCCTCCCCACGTTTTCCCCCTCTCCCGGAACCGGTCTCGACGGGTGCCGGTTGTGAGGGGAGGTTTACATAATAATTATTATCATCCCTGCGCCAACTCCTTCAGCTTCCTCTTTTCAACCCCTGCGATCTTGCGTAGCTTCCTGATCCCTTCCGGGGTGACCGACTTTCCCTGAACCACAAACTGTCCAGGTTCAATTCTAACTCTTTCTCCCCTGGCGGTCTGAATGATATTCCACACAAGAGTCTTAGGGTGTCCCCCCCCAGGTGTCCGATCCCGGTAGCCTTCCAGGATAGAGAGCTTATCAATGAGGATTCCGGCCATTGTGGAAACTGTTATAGGAGTAAGGGTTAGCTTCTTCTTCTGTTTCTCTATCGCAGTAGAAAGAAGTTCCAGGAGTTCAGTCAGGACAGAGTAGACAGACCCGGCCAGCACTTCTCGACGGCGGTTTTCAGGGTCGCCGGACACGCCAATTGCGCCCTTGGGGGAAGTAGTAACCTTCTTATCCTTAACTCTTTTAACTTCCTTCCCTAAAGTCAACTTACCTATATTCAAACACTTAGACAGTTCTTCGAGGCGGTGTTTCTCATAGATACCGGTAGCAAGGATTAAGTTCAACCGTTCTTTCTCCTTAGCATTGAGTCTGAACTTATGTCTAATAGCTCTAATAGGAGAAATCCTGGAGAGATCAGTAGAAGCATTGATTAAGTTATCAGGAAGGTAGTCTGAAGAAGAATCAGTCATTTTATATCTCACCTCTCTCCATAATAAGAAAGACAAAAGACAGTAGTAATAATAACTACTATATATATATAAGAGAGGGCCGGAGCTTTAACCTGGCATATAGCACAAAGGGTTTCCGTTGTCAAGGTATTTCCCCTAACCGTGGCCCGGTTCGATCCTGGGAACCCCGGAACCTCCCGGAGGTAGATCATCCCTCGAGTACGTCTCGAGTACCCCTGGGAGCACAGAATTGACCCTCTCGAGTACCCCTCGAGTACTCCGCAGGATCATCCCTGCTACTTCCTGGAGCGTCCAGGAGCTTCCAGGAAGGGAACCCAGGGGAGACCCGGTGTCCCTGGTTCTCTTATCCTGACATTCCCCTATTAGTATAGCATATATTAGTATTAGGAGTAGGAGTAGGAATAGGAGTAGGAAAGGAAAGGAGTGACAGAACGTGACTGGTCTTGACCAGACATGACCAGACACAACCAGTCAAACCCTCTCTTTCTCTCCCTCTCCCCTTCTCTCCGGCCACTCGATCAGAAACCCAAGACAGGGTAGAACCATCAGAAAACCCCTTCGTCTTTCCCTGTCTATGTAGAGTCCAACCCACAGATCATACCACCTGAAAATCGGACGGATTTTCACCTCTGCGCCTTTGGAGGAACCGGTGGCCTACCTGCAATCTCTCTGAATTCGCAGTCCTGGTAAGAAGGGTGCCACCGAAAGCAACAACCCCGCCGGAATAGCCCGAGTATTTTCCCTCTGACTATATGATAGGCCGGGTTACTGCATCCACAGTAGCTTCCACGTTTCAGTCCCCACCTGCAAGGGACGTTCATTATCACTCCCACAACTCACCCCCTTCCTGAATGGAATGCTGGACTGACAGGGTTCCCCTCCCTTCCACCTGTCCCCAAGCACTTCCGGCACTTGTTATCCCACAGTCCAGCACTTTTCTTCCCGGAACTTTCCTTAGTCCCACTGAAATACTCCTTCAGACTTGGCAATTCTCGCCTCATGGTAAATAACATAATCACCAAAGACCGCCGGAGCTTCGAGCTTTAGAATCTCTAACATCAAGAGAGCCGCTTCCCTGATCTCCCACTGAGCGTGTTTCGAGCATCTTACATTGAAGATATGTCGAAACTCCCGGAAGTTCGCTGAGATCACTATCTCACTCTTAACCGCATTCGGTAAAACAAAACGGGCATCCTGATTCCGAATTCCCTCTTTCTGTAAACGGAGATAGAACTGTCTCGCCCCTTCCATAAAAGCATTATACTCATAGAGCAACTTTGAATCCCTAATCGTCTCCGGGATCACGTAGTGAAAGTTTTCCTCATTCACATACCTCTGACTTTGCTGACTAATAGCCATCAGCCGGTGTCTTACCAACTGGTGCGTCATGGCCCGACTACCTCCGGTAATTCTGAACGTGGCGTAAGCGTGTTCGATAACCGAGAGGTGACCTCTTTTGATCACACTCCGAATAAAGTCCCCCCTGCTAATCTCACTGATCCTATCTTGAGACTGATAACAGGTTCTACCGGCCCTCTCAATAACTGCCTCCGCATCCGGGGTGACCGCCAGCAATTCAACTTTCATTTCTTCTTCCTCCCTCTCTTACCCGAATATCTCCGCAACAACTTTCTCCTGATCCTCACCGGCATCTATCCGGCGAAGGCACTCATAATCCTTTTCCGTAACCGTGCTCTTTTCTTCAATCGCTTTTATCCGCTCCGCCCTTGCGCCCAGTTCCTTTGCCTGAACCAGCATACGGATCAACTTCTCCCTGGAAGTTATCAGCCAAACTTTTCTTACAAAGTCAGAGTCGAAGTAACTCGCATCCGAGTCTACCACCGCAGGGTTCTTACCTATCAGGTCTCCGTTTGTATGCAGGTAGTAATACCACCGCAACTTTATTCACCCCCCTTGTGAGTCGGGCACTCGGGCCGGAAGAAGTGAGAAGTCGCTGAGTAAGAGACGGCTTCCCTGAAGAACCGGCCCAAGCACCCACTCTGTTTTACCACTCCCAGGATACCCGTCCATTCAACCGAATAAATCCCACGGTATCCCCCTTGCAGTTTTCTAACCACCCGAGCCATCCCGTTCCCTGGGGATTGCTATACAGCTTGACGATCACTACTCTCACCCCCTCTCATTAGGTTCCTGATCAAGCCATTCTATTTTTGTATGATTGTCTTGCTCCAAGTTACCGGGACACAATTCGTCAAACTGCGCCCAAGCTCTATCCTTTACCGCCTCAGCATCCTCACCTTTCTCAACTTCCAAAATAGCCTCTGCCCTCCAGGTCTCCTTACAAACCATCGTTACTTTTGCTTTCAATAGATTGCTCCTTACTCCCTGGAAATATCTCTTAACCCTAACAGGCGAACTGGAGGTTGAGTTACCCCGCTCCGAACTGTAAGCCACACTCTGCCAAATACCAGGATAGATAATCTCTCCCGCCAGGACGGACGCCAGCATGAAAGACATCGAATGTCGTCAGAGAATACGGGCAAGGGGCCGCATTCTTCGTCTGTCATGCCATCGGGTTTCCCCAGAGTCTTAGTCGCCCCGTTGAATGTAATAGGTATCATCTTCTCCCCCTTTCTCTTGCCTCCGTCGCTAACCTCTCCGCTATCTCCAATTCTTTCCGACAAGTAACTACCCTTGCTCCATTAGCTATTGCCTTGCTTCTCATTCTGGCCGTGGTCAAATCATAATGCGGGTGCCGCCTGGCCCTCCCCTTGGCCTGAAACCAGCAAGCCTTCAGTCCTAAAGATCGGGCAAAGCGGTGCAATTCTTCCAGGGAGTCTGCTACTAAATGCACCCCGTCTGTATAGGTCATTCTTTTACTGTCTCCCAAAAGAGAACCAGGTGAGGAAACTTGTCCGCAGGGAAAGAAGCCGCCCACTCCATATCCCTTTCCTTAGCCATCTTATACCGATCCTTATGGTGTCCTTCGCATACCCAGGCCACATCATCCGAGCACCAAGAGCAATCATCTTTCCCGTAAGCCTTGCTCTTGGGGTTTGTCCGACAATTCGGAAGAAGAAAGGCCACCTGCCAGTCCGCCCGTTCCCCGCAGACCTCACAGTTCCTTCTCTTGCATACCTGTTTCCTGATCTCCCCTTCCTTCATAAGCTCACCCCCCCTCTTTTAGCCATGCGTCTGATCCGCCCGGACGTATACGCACCGGGGACGGTGGAAGCAATTCAGGAACTTCCCCGCTCTCTGGTTCCAGGGCGGTCTCTGATCTATCGGGACTTCCTTCTTCCAGACCACTTGCGCCGACTCCAGGTGCCAGCATTCTTTCACCCCAAGAGGATTCTGCCCGTTGTAGAAATCATCCCGGCACCCCCGGCACATCTTCAATTTCTCCGCCTTTGTCATTGGCCGCCTTTCGCTTTTCTTCCCTTTCCTTCCCCTTCTTCTCGATCCATGCGTCCACCTTCTCAGGACTGCCGTGGCAAGCAAGGGGTATATGATTGTAGACATAACCCAGTATCGCAAACATACAATGCCGGTTCGTTCTGTCTGCCCGTCCAAAACTCTCCATCAGATTATTCTCCAATACCGCTCGGAGAAAATCCCCGGTGGGTATTCCATCCTTGGCATAAAGATCAAGACTTTCCTTGACTATCTCTGGCACTTGGCGATCCTCCGCTTCTTGTCGCTGTCTCTCCTGCGCCTTCGCCTTGCATCCCGCACAGCAAGGCGGAGCAGAGAACGCATCATCGACAATATACGGTTCCTCGCAGATCGGGCATATAAGCGTTGTCTCCATTACTCCGTCCCCCCTTCCTCCCCCTCTCCCTTACCTGTTTTCTATGAATTCTTCCACTTCTTCCTTTAGCTGATCTAACTTGTCTATTTCCCGCCGGTGGGTAGCCACCTCTCTCCTGAATGCTTTAGCGTCAAGCTCACTGTCTATGGCCTTCCGTATCTTTCCCTCCAGTATGTCCGGGCGCAAGGCATCAAGCTCCACCGCCACTTCTCCATGAGCTTCAACGTGCTTTGTGGTGCGGGTATCTTTTCTTTTCAAAGCACTCGGGTTATGAGGTAATCTGTATTTCTGAATATCCCCCTTGAGTAAAGCTATCCGCTTGAATGTCACTCCGGTTACTCCCAGTTCTTCCTCCAGCGTAGTTCGCATAGCAGGAAGCATTTCTACCCCAGAGGGATCAAAGTCACCAAAGTAAAGCATAACCGGGTCTCTCCCCCGATAGTAAAGGAGTCTTTCTCTGAAGTCGTTTAGAACGCTAACAGAAGTGAAGCCTCTACACACAATTACCGACACACAATAAGAATGGCATACCCGCTTAAAGATTGATCGTAGAGCATCCTTTTCGATCCAGACCTCTATGTATTTCTCTTGTGTCTGCAATAAATCCCGTCGGTAACCTCTAAGAAAATTTCCCAGTTCGTCTGCTATGAATGCTTTGTCATCCGTCCAACCCGCCGCATTGCGGAAAGTCCTCAGCCTATCTTCCATATCTTCCCAGGGAATTTCCCCGTCTATCCTGCCCCACTTCACCAGCTTTGACAGCATTCCATACTGACTTGTAGTGTTCTCTATAAAACCCTTGCCCACCAACTGATAATAAATCTGTCTGAGAGTAAGCGGTTTATACTCTGCAAGTTCTTGTAAAATGTCCTGAACCTTGTGCAACTTGTCTCTTTGCTTTTCTGTCCAGTTAAAGGTTCGCCTTCTCATTCCCTGCCCCTCCGTCGGAATCTTCGCTTCAGCCATTGCGCCGCAGAGTCCAGCATTTCTATAAACCATATCATTGCCCTAAAGATTTTGTAGCATACCCAGGATTCTTTTCTGACAGCCTCCCAGAGTTCATTCAGTCTTTTTACCAATTCTTCCGTCCGGCCCTGGACTGTATTCTGTCTCAACCTGATAAACTCCAGGAATTCCAAAGGAGTGAATGCCCCGCATTGAGGACAGATCACTTTCACTTTGCCCTCATTCTCCGTGGACTTAGTTTCCGAATTACATACCGGACAGGGCGCACCCTTTACTATCTGATTCATATTTCCTCCCAGGTAAACTTCACCCTTTCCGGTTCGAGGAAAAGCATTCTGATCTTTGCTCTCAACACCAATTGCTCCGTTTCACTCAGAGCACCCTTGACAGAAGAAATAGCGATATTAACATCTTGACCCAGTTTCAGACTTCCCGTCAGGACTACTTTCAGTTTTCCGTCTTTCATTGATTGTAAACCTCAGTGAAAAGACTAAGAGATTCAGTATGAGAGTCCGTCCCCCGGACTGAAAACCCAATTTCCAATTCCACCCACCACCGAACCGCCCCCAGAGGTTCTTCTTACTTGTCCAGGAAAAACCAAGCTCCAGTCTCCCCACAGCTTTGTCAATGCAGATCAAGGGTTCCACTCTTTTCCTCTTTCGGAAATTCTCTCAACTCCGGGAGACCAGGGTAAGCCTGAGATAGATTCTCTTTCAGAAAGACCGGGACACTTCTGTCTCTTGCTTTCTCAATGATCCTCTCAACCCAGTCCCGTTTCGGGGGAAGGTAGGGTTTCGTTTGTGCGCCTATGATAACCCACCCCGGAGCCTGGCCGTCTGAGAAAATTCTTTTCACAATATAAGCATTGAAGGAAAGCAAGGGTTCAAAAGAAATAAACTTGACCCCGGACTCCTGGGGAAAGAGGGAGTGAAGTCTTTCCCACCTTGCCAGGTTATAAAGATTCGGTTGAGTAGAATACTGCGACAAGTTGTCCAGGGAAACCCCGATCCACCAGGAGTCAGGTATATTATATCTCCGCATCCATTCCGGGGATTTTGTCAAAGAAATAAAAGTATGCTGAGGTAACTGTCTGGTCAGTCCCACAATTCTACCGACAAACTCCGACGGAATGTCCGGGTGATACATTTCGATAGTGGAATTGAGAAAGATTCTAACCGCCTTTCTTCTTTTGCGAACCTCATATAATTCCTTTTCGTCTAACCTGATTTTCGGGTTCCAGTTATTCCGCAGATACATTTTCCGGGCATAGCAATAGGGACACTTCACCGGGCAAAGCCCCTTGATAGGATTCCAAGTATAATCGCACCAGTCAATTGCAGTTCTATTCATTTTGACTCCCAGAAATGAGTAGCCGGGACAAGGCGTGGGTCGGGTTACACTCATAGAAGGACATCATCACCTCCTTTTTTGCGATCCTTACCTTGCCTTGCCCCGGCACTCTTTCCAAAGTCCGTAAGGGGAATCAATGCCAAGATAATTATTAGACACCCACTAATTATCCACTGAGCCGCTTCTACTAACAGTCTCCATTCTTCACTATTCATTTCTTCTCAAACCCTTTACAAACCGCCTTACCATCTACTAACTCTATGTCCGCCCCTTCCTTGCAACCACTTACTTTTTCGTCAGTATAGTGTTTGCACTCTTTTACTTTACAGGTTATCATGTCCCCTCCCCCTTTGAGTTCTTTTCAGTTTCACTGAAAGGTTCCGTTGTCCCTGCTTTCCAGAAACCTTCTCCCGGTTGAAATTTGCCACCTATGAGTTCCCCTATCTTCTGGAGGTCAATCCCTTTTTCTTCTCCCCAGTCTTTCAACTCAAAGACCCTCAGCCTTTTCTTTTCCCCCTTCAGAAGGAATATCCTGGAGAAAGCATGGTTCCACCGGACAGCTCTCAATTTCTCCAGTTTCGGCTTCGTAGCACCATGACGGGTGATCTGAAGGAAAAGGGTAGGGTGCTCAGGTGCAATACAGATCAGGTCAATACAGTGAAAGAGATCGTGGGAGTCAGTCTTGATCCACTCCTTCCCTACCTTATCTCTGAACCGCAGGTAGGACGGTTTCGCCCGGTGGGTCTGATAACCCCAAAACTGGAATAGTTTCTCTACATAAATTTCCAATTCCCTCCCGGCAACTCTCTTTCCTCTCACTTTGTAGCCTCCCTTCGTAGATAAAGGATTTCAAAGTCGTCAAACTCTTTTCCATACCACTTCTCTAAGATTTTCAGAAGTTCTATCCGGGTGCAATTAGCATCCTTCCGGGCAAGCCCGTCGGATATTTCACTTTTCTTCAGTGTTTCTCTCGACACAAGTTTTGCTCTGAAAGTTTCACTGGGAGATACGATAGTGTAGGTTCTTCCCAGTTGATACCGGTTCCCCCTCTTTCGTATAGTAGTGAAGGTCTGGTTCTTTAGTTTCGGCCAGTCTTTTGAAAATTTCATTGATCCTCCAGGGGAAGGTAGTCACTTTGCGTAGTTTCAAACCTCATAGTCGCACCGTGAAAGTCCAGAAAAGTTTCTCCCCCGGAAGAATACCGGGAACCCTCAACTCTAACCTTGGCAAGGTCACTGAGAGCGGAGTCACTTTCTTCTCTTTCGTCTTTCACCTTGACCCGTTTTCTTTTCAGAAGTATTAGAATATCACAGTCAGAATAAATACTTCCCCCGTATTTCAAATCCTGGGAGTCCAGCATCTTGTCCGGGTTGTCAACCTTTTTCGGTTGTGCTATCAGGATCAATTTCAGTCCAAGCTCCGTTGCGAGAAGTTTTGCATCCCGCATAAAGGTTCCTACTTGCTGGTCAATTTCGTTTCCTCTGAAAAGAAAATGTATATGATCAAAGACTACCACTCTGATTCCGTATCTTCCTACCGCTTCCCTGATAGTTTCAAAGACTATCTGCGAGGTCAACTCAGTTTCGTTGAAACCCACAATGAACCGGTTCTCCCCCAGGGATTCACAAAGAGACTTTCTTTCTTCCTGGGTGATCACTGACTTGCTGAAATGAATTGTGCAAAACCGGTGAACTATTTCTTTATAGGGCATTTCCAGACAGTAGTATAATCCTACCTGGTCAGCTTTCATTGTCTGGTAGTGAATTATGTTTTCCGCAAAAGAACTCTTTCCGGTTTTCGGGAGAGCGGAGATCACTACTACATGACCGTCTTTCACTGTCCCGAGCAACCTATTGACATTCGCCCAGGGAGTGAAGGGTTCAATTGCTTCTTCTTCGTCAGTCATTGACTCTATGATATTTTCAAAGGTCAATATGTTAGGGATTCTGAAGTCCGTAGCTTCCACAAGCAACCCGTCAAAGAGAACCCGAAAGTCATTGCTCACCTTTTCTTTCAGTCCGTTGACATCGTGAGCACCCGGAGGGATTTCTACATTTTTGCACTTTGCCCTCCCTAACCTCCGGGCAATTTCTTCCGCTCCCTTCTGCCCTTCATTGTCTTTGTCCCCTTCGTCCATGCAGATAAAGACTTTCTTCTTCCCCTTCAGACATTCGTAAAATTGCGGAGGGAAAGACATAGCACCGGCGGTCAGTCCTACTACATTTTCAAAGCCTTCCTGGAGTAAAGTCAGAGTGTCCATTTCCCCTTCGCAAAGGATCACTTCGTCAAAGTCCTGGAGACAGTCCACATTGAAAAGAATAGTTTCTGAACCGGGCATTCTCCGAAAGTCTTTTTCTGCGGGAGGTATTGACCGCTTTTTGATATTGATCAGCTTTCCCTCCCGGAAGTGGGGAATTGTGATATACTCTTTTTTATTCTGGGAGACGGAACCCAGAAGGAACCGATCAATAGTTTCTGAAGAAATTCCCCGGCTTTGCCAGTATGCCAAAGCTCTTTCTGAAATTCCTTTGTAGTATTTCTCTGCTAAGTTTGTGTCTGGAGGTTGATACTTCTTTTCCGATCCCAGGGAGCGTAACCCCCCGGCTTTGGAGTCCCCCTGGGACTTCTTCAGGGAGTTCAGGTTACCTTTCTCCCCGCATTTCTTACAATCAAAAACTCCGGTTTCTATATTCAGGTAGAAATGGTTCTTTTGATCTTGACAGAAGGGACAGTCCCTAACTATCAATTCCCTTCCCACTTTCCGGTAAGTCCACCCTTTGTCTCTCAGGTAGTTTTCCGGCATTAGTCTTTCTTCCCCCGCTTCTTTGCTTCGTCTTTCTTCCTCTGATACCGGTCAAAGACATCTTCTTTGCCCTGGCCTTTCTCTGGAGATTGAAGCCAATCCTCCCACTCTTTGAAGAAGTTTTTCCCGTCCATTATGTAACCCTTCTTCACTCTGTCACTGAGAATATAGGTGCGTAAGGCTTTAGTAAATTGATTCCATTTTTCTTCCGAATTGACTGAGCGGAGAAAGTGTTCTCTTGCTTCTCTCTTTCCGATTTTGAGAGGATAGTCTTTCCAGGACTTCTCAAACCAGGAGTCAACCAGAGCTTTTTTCTTGGGGTCTTTCTCTTTCTTCTGGGGGGGAGCATCGGGGAGGTCAGCCGAATCGTGACTGCGAATTTCTTTCAGCCATTTCTCATATTTGTCTTTGGGTGGCGGTGGGAACGGGGAGCTTCGCTCCCTACCTTTCCTATGCCAAAGATTCTTCTCAGGAGTAGGACACTGGAGGAACCATTCCCCACCGACTGAATAGTAGAAGTAGAGTCCTACCTGGTGAATATCTTTCAGCCAATCAGTTATATTGTCGAGGGTTGCTTGCTTCGTATGTCTGGGGAAGATCATTCCTTGTATAAGATCGGGGTCGGCCTCCATTCTACCCAGGGAGTCCAGGAAGGGTATTGTCCAGGTGTAAAGTAGTTTCGCCCAGGCGGTCTTTAGTTTTGCAACTCTCCTATCTTTGCAGATTCCTTTTCTAAGAACTCGCCCGTCAAAGTCTCCGGCCATAGTCTTTCCTTTCCGATAGAAAATGCGGAGTCATCCTATCACCTCTCAGGCAGGTGGCCGCCGGGTCACCCCGACGACTGACTCCGCACCTAACACACAGAAAAAGCCTGAGCTTGATAGGACTTCCCCGGTTCACTTTCTTTCCCCTTTTTTTCTTCAGGAGACAATTATACTCATGTAGAAAAGGTAGTCAAAGTTGCTTCTGTATTGTCTTTATTTTAACTTGTCAATGCTTAGGGTTACAAGGGTCTTAGCGGGGACAGTATACTTCTTTCTTTGTTTTTCGCCCTTTGTGATCCTCCAGTTCCCCGCCAGGATTTCTTCCTTATCCTCCCCCAGAATAAACTTTGCCTTTTCCTTCACCTCTTTGTCCAGTCTTTCATATTCCGAGTGATTCTCTTTCAGCTTGCCCCTCAAGTCCAGCTTTGATACAAAATCTTCGTCAAAGATTATCTCTGAGTTTTCAAAGACTTCAGCCGGGTTGCAAATGTGCATGAAGGGACAACTCCCGCAGATCATTTCACTGAAAGAAATTCTATCGGGCAGACTTTCTTCCGCAATATGCTTCTCAATAGCCTCCGCTTTCTTCAGTAGCAACTCTCCCGCATCCCAGTCTACCGGGTTCGGAATGATCCTGGGTTTCTTCCCAAAGGTTATCAGGATCAGAAGCCATCCGGTCTTGTCATTCATTAGACTGTAAAGGTTTTGCTGGTCAGGATACATCCTCAGCCGGAAGTAATTGTGGGACTTCAAATCCTCCACGGTCTTGAGGGCCGGGAAAATGTTCGGAGAGACGGACTTTATTTCAAAGGGAACCACCGTCCTGTCTTTGTATTCAACCGCTCCGTCCTGTTTCCCGGAAATTCGGTATTTCTTCCAGAAGAAAGGTCTTTGACTTTCTATCACCCTGAAACCCGCATCCTCCAGGTAGCGAATACAAACGTCCTCCAGGTAGTTACCAGCGTCAAACCGGTATTGCAAGTCCAGACTGTGAAGAAGTTTTTCCTGCCAGCGTGTCCGATTGTAAACTAAATACCGGACGCAAGGGTGAGGAAGTTGACTTGCCTGATTGTTTGACACTGGGTAGACTTTGATCTTCCGGGTCTCAGTTTTGTCCAATGCTTTGTCCATTGCTGAGGCAACTGATTGCAACACTTTTTTCGTCAATTC